TGTTTAATCTCACAATTGAGAAAGACGACACAGAGAAGGTATTGAGGATTGAGCCGTGGAATACTTACTACAATGACGATGATAGGGTTAAGAAAGATTGGACAAACAGAATAGACAAGGGTAGTAGTATCCGTGTTGAACCGTTAGATTTCTCTTTATCAAAAGAGGTTCAGTGGTCTTACCAAAGTGCTGGTGATGCTGTATTGGGGAAATACTACGAGGATAATTTTGATAATATCTTTGGTAATAAGTTATACACATCACCCTCTAATATCCTAACGGGTAAACAGGAGTTGGATATTCCATTTGCTCCGTTCCCAACGAATACCATACCAGGTTCTGATTATGTGATTATGGGTAGGACTTACAAACTTGACGACAACGGATTACAGAAGCCAGAGGCAACAGACCCTCATCTATTCTTTTGGGTGGGTAATAGATTTATGTATAAGAACGATAACGGGTCAGGTCAAGGTAGTTGGTATCTGAGTAGTGGTGGGACACAGGTTGAGTGGAATACTTACCCTTGTGTATCTCACCTATCACGATTGGAGAATATTGCTAATACAGAGTTTTCTGACTTGAACTTTAGACCGTATTGGGATTTCTTTGTATCCAATAACAATGTGGTAAACCCATATAGTAGTTACTCACTCTACAATACCCACTGGCAGGATTACATCAACAATCTATACTCATCAGAGGCCAGAAGGTTGAAGGGTAGATTTTATTTGGAACCGTTAGATGTCGGTAAGATTGAATTGAACGATAAGATATTCATCAAGGATAACTATTGGAGGATTGAGAAGGTTGAGGACGCTGATTTGGTAAACCCTAAGATGACTGAGGTATCCTTATTCAAGGAGTTGGGAGGTTTCTATGATAGGACCCCACCAGCACCTGTGTATAACGTTACACCTAACCAATCATACCCATCACCATCAACTAATGTTTTGTATTGGTATATGGAGAACCTATTGGGTTCGTATTCCCCTAACATTACAGAATTAACATTTACGGTTCGTCAGGTGTCCACATCATCAACATTGGTTCAGACATTCTCATCGGGTAGTGGTTCTGTAGGTTTCTATTCTGGTGAGTTAAGAATTATCTGTGGATTTACATACAGAAATTACGGAGGTTCAATAAACAATTTGGAAATCACCTTTGGCTCGTCAAGTGGTGATGATAGTTATGGTAGGTTGGCAATACCTCAGCCAGGTGATAACAATTACTACGAGTTGGACGTAACTCAGTATTTCCCTGCTTCGGGTAATCTTTACGCAACAATAGACACTTACTAAAATAATATTTATAGACATGGCAAGACAGGTAGCAATTAGGATAAATGTAAACGGAACCGATACAGCAGTTAAGAATATTAACGAGTTGGAAGGTGCTATTGAACAACTCAAGTCCGAATTAAAAGGAGTTGATATTGGTTCAGACCAGTTTAAGAAATTATCGGGTGAATTACAAAACGCTGAGAGTAAGTTAAAGACCCTCAACAAATCATTTGAGGGATTGGAACCTCAACAGAAGGCTGAGGCATTCGTAAAACTCGGTGAGGGTATTGCGGGGTCATTTGCTATTGCTACGGCAGCCCTTACAGCCTTTGGTGTGGAGAGTGAAGATGTCCAAAACGCACAGTTGGCGGTAACTCAAGCATTGACTGCGGCTGTCGGAGCCAGACAGATTGCGGAAGCAGGTCTACAATTGAAAGTTGCGGCAACAACGGTATCACAATTTGCCTACAATGCGGCGGCTACGGCGGGTAACACGATAACCAAAGCATTCTATACCACATTGGCAGCAAACCCAATCACGGCTATCGTTACGGCTGTTGCGGCATTGGCTGCGGGTATTGTTTATTTGATTAGTAGACAAGAGGAACAGATTAGTGTCCAAGAACAGGTCAACAATTCTATTGAGGAAGCCGAGGCTAAGACCGTAGGATATACCACAGAATTGACTTTACTACAAGGGACCATCAACGATGGTAATATGTCGTTAGAGGATAGAAGGTTAGCGTTTAACAGATTGAAAGAAATCTTACCTGAATTGGAAGGATTGGAATTGGACAACGTTGAAGCCATCAAACAGGCTAACTTAGCAATTGAAAGAAATATCCAACTATCCATAGCACAGGCTAAAACTGAAGGTCTAAAACAATTTATCGTTCAGAAAACCCAAGAGTTGGTTGAGGAACAAAACTCATCATTGGAGGACAACATCGGATTTTGGGAGGAGACCTACAACTTTATTGTTGCTGGTGGTGACTTAGCACGTAAATCAATTTTAGATGTTGGAACTGCTGTTGAAAATACATTGGGTGACCAAAAAAGGTTACAAGATGAAATCACAGAGGCAACAAAACAATACGAACAAGCCCTTAGAGCAGAATTGAGAATACAGAAAGATGTTGACGAAGGTAGAGAGGACGCAATCAAGAGATTGAAAGAACAAGAAAAACAAACCAAGAAAGCGGAGGACGCATTGAGAAACTTGATATCTGCTCGTGAGGAGAATGTGAAACGATTGATTTCTGATATCCAAGCCATGGGTAGAGCATTAACATTTGACTATGGTGAACCTAAGGTCTTAGAGGACCTACGTGAGGTTGTTAAGAACCTTAGGGATTTAGATGACCAGTTGAACCCTCAAACATTCCAAGAGGCCGTCAATGAGTTCTTTGGTATTGGATTACCTAATCCTGCTGATATCTTTGGAACGTTCTACGATGAAGCCAGAGAGTTGATTTTTATTTCCCTATTTGGGGATACTGAAGGTGCTAAGTTCAAGGAAAGTGCCCAACAGATTGTTGAAACGGTAAACAGTGAATTAAGACGTGTGGGTAAAGAGGACTTACAAATAGATGTTGAAGGATTACTCAATGCTAAGAGTATTGAGGAGGTAACAACGAGATTATCAAGTTCGTTAGCCTTACTAACCCAACAGGATATTTTACCTATTGATACCTTTGTGGCATTCCAAACTCTAACCACTGAATATGGTAAGTTGAATGAGTTGATTACTCAGACCCCTGATATCAAAGGGGTGTTGGGTGATACCGCATATTACACCGACCTTAAAAACTTTTTAATATCAACAGGTCAGATTGTCTTTGATGAGGTTAACGGTAATATTGAATTGTTAGACCTAACAAAGATTAAAACTGAGGAGTTGGTCAACGCTACAGGAAACCTTAGTGAGGCTGAGGCAACTATATTTACGAGTATCACTGAGGAGTTAACTAAAAACTCTAACTTTACCACAGACCAAATACAAAGAATTGGTTTAGCCAGAGTTCAATCGTTGAGAGAATTGTCTGTAGGTATTATTACTCAAGAGGAGGAAATCAGAGGTGTCCTATTCCAAGCCCAAGCATTGGAAGGTGAAATCTTAGAAAAGAGAGGAACGACCCTAACCACACAGAACGAATATTTCAGACAGTTCATTCTTAACAATACAGAATTATTGATTGAGAGTTACTCTGACGTATTTGATTTGGACGATGAATACTTGGCTAAGGTCAGGTTGAATGCTCAACAGAGAGCGGATTTAGAGGAGTTTATCAAAGGTAAGTTTGTTGGTTTCACAGACGAACAATTGGCTGCGGTCAACAAGTTCTTTACCCAACGTAAGATTACCGCTGAGGAGATAGCAAAGTTTGAGAGTGACTTGATATTGGCGGGTATAGACCTTACTGAGTTTAGCACTGATGAACAACTTAAGATTTGGGAGGAGTATTACCAAAAAAGGGAACAACAGAGAAACGAGGACAAAGAAGGAAACGAGGAAGCCTTAGATTTCAGTATTGAGGGATTGACCGAAGGATTGAGACAGGTATCTCAAGTGGCTCAGACGGGTGTTCAGGTATTCCAAGAATATGTATCAACACAACTTACCCTATTACAAGAGGAGGAGAAACGTGTATTAGACCAGATTGTTGGTGATAGTGAGGAAGCAGAACAGAAACGTTTGGAGGTCCAAGAGGATTACGAAAACCAAAGAAAAGAAATTACCAAACAAGGTCAGTTGGCTCAATTACAACTTACAAGGATACAGGCGGTAGCAAACGTTGCTGAGGCGGTTACTAAAGCATTGGCTGAGGGTCCTATTGTTGGTCAGATTTTAGCAGGTATTGCGGGGGCTATCGGTTTGGCTCAGATTGGTATTGTTACCAGTCAAATCAATCAGGTAAGGTCATTAGCACGTGGGGGACTATTACAAGGACCATCTCACGAATATGGAGGTATACCATTGGCAGGTGGTGGTGTCGTTGCTGAGGGTAACGAGGCGGTCATTAACCGTAGAGGTTCCATAGATTACAGAAACTTACTCAACGAGGTATCCATGAGTTCAGGTGGAGCCCCGATTGTATCATCATCATTTGACGATACGAGATTGATTGAGGCCATCACAAAACAGAATAGAGAACCTATCAAGGCATTCGTATTAGAACAAGACATAACCAATAGTCAGAGTGTAAATAAGAGATTACAACAACTATCAAAGATTTAACTATTTATTTAAGATGAAAATTATTGATTTAGACATAGACGCATTCCTATCGGGAGATACTAAAATAGAAGAAATCGGTTTGGTTTTTTCTCCCGCAATTGAACAGGATTGGGTCTACTTTAATTCCTCAGAACAACAATTTGAGAGTTATAACGATTATCCACAATCGGCTTCAGATGCGGCTTGTAGAGCCGTTAGATATGCTGAGGAGAACGGTTGGGGTTCTTGTGGAACCGATGTCGGGAAGCGTAGAGCATCACAATTGTGTAATCGTGAAAATATCAGTGAGGAGACAATTTCACGAATGGCGGGATTTGAGAGACACAGACAGAACAAGGATACCCCGTATGGAGAAGGTTGTGGAAAACTGATGTGGGATAGTTGGGGTGGTGATACTGGAATAGCGTGGTCACAGAGAAAGTTGGAACAAATCAAAAAGGAAAGAATGTCGTCTCAATGTGGTTGTTCAATCACAGAGGATTTTGTGGATAGTGCTCAAGGTATTTCTGTGGGTGACTATGTAAGTTGGACGTATGCTGGTAGAGGTGACGATGCTGATAGAGGTAGAGGTCAAGTGAAAGATATTAGAGTTGAGGGTGAGGTAAAAATCCCTGATACTGATTTGACCCTAACCGCAACAGAGGACAAGCCAGTTGCCTTGATTGAGACCAAAGATGGAAAGATTGTTGGTCAGTATATTGACGGAGATATGAGGGTTACACAGAAACCTGAGGATTTCAACGAGGACCAAGATATGATTGACGGTATTGTTGATTTGTTATTACAGGTTGAGGATATTGAGAATAGAGCCTTGATGGCTATTCAGGTCCTGAAAGATTTTGAGAATGACGATATAGATTACGATTTTGACGTATTCTTAGAAAGAATTGGTTTAGGTGGACCTGACTTAGCGTATCTATGGGACGATACGGTGGAGTTAGAGGACCTTTTAGACATGGGATATGTAATCACAGAGGCAAAAGAAATAGACCCCTCAGAAATCGTCTCTGAGTATAAGGAAACTTTCAGTGAAAAGAAAATCACAGAGGAACAATTCTATAGATTATCATCAAAACCTAACGAACCGTCTCTATTGGATAGTCCATTTAGGTTGAGACGTTATGTTTATTCTATCGGCCCTCAGGGAGGACCTGACCTAATATCTACATCAAGACAATTCTGTCGTAGAATGATGGGTAAGAGACAATTAGTATGGAGATTTGAGGATATCAACTTATTATCTACTCAGTTGAACTCTGAGGATAGGGATTACAAAATCATTCCAAGACCTAAGGGAGCCTCTGTAAATTGTTGGTTGTATGCTGGTGGAGCAAATTGTCGTCACAGATGGACTGAATTATCATTAAGTCCTGGTGATAGAGTTAAGAATAACAAACAAATTGCTGAACAAGACGCAATTATCAGTATGGACGCACCAGGTCAAGCAGGTAAATTAAATGAGGTTCCACAATATAACCGTCAGAGAAATCCATCAACGTTGAGAGAGGAAAGTATGTCTACACAAAAGTTCAATATTATTGGTGATGTTGACGGTGAACCTGTCTATTCAACGGAGGAGGAAGCATTACAGAGAGCCTCTGAGTTGGGTTGTGAGGGAACACACAGACACGGAGAAGGATTTATGGCTTGTTCATCACACGGTGATGTCCCTGTAGGGTTCTTACAAGGTGTCCCTGTATATGAGACAGAACAAGAGGCAAAATCAAAATCACAAGCAATGGGTTGTGAAGGTATCTACGAAAAAGTGGACTACATGGGTAAGGAAAGTTTCAGACCTTGTAGGTCAAGGAACAGTAATGAGTTCAGTAGTAAGAACTACGAGTTCAAGACCGATGAGGAAAAGAGAATGATTTACGCTCCTGCTATGATACCTAACAAACTCATCAGACGCTATGAGCCAGGGGAAGGGGAATACTTTGTCCGTTTCTCTCGTGAAGCCATTGAACGTGGAGCCTACAAGTATTTGGCTGAGGGAAGGACAACGCCAGAGTTCGTTAACTACGAGCACTCTGATAAAAAGTTTGACGACATCTACTTAGTAGAAAGTTGGATTGTGGGAGACGAGCAGGACAAGATTTATGAGTATGGATTTACTCAGGAACAAGTCCCATCGGGTTCATGGGTCGTTGGATATAAAGTCAGTAATGACGAACTATGGAATGAATATGTAAAAAAGGGTCTCATCAAGGCAGTCAGTGTTGAGGGTCTTTTTGATATGAGTTTCAGCAAACACAAAACAGATGAATATTTATTGAATGAGGTAATAAACATAATAACTCAAATAAAGTAATTTATGAACGCAACAGACGCAATCAATAAGATTAAAGAAATGTTGGGTCTTGAGTTTTCAACTGAAAAAGTTGAGGAGACAACAGAGCAAACATTTGCTGCTACAGAACTTGAGGACGGAACCAAAGTAACCAACGATAAAGAAGGTGACTTTGAGATTGGAGACAAGGTATATGTAGTTGACGAGGAAGGACAACTAAGTCCAGCACCGTCAGGTGAGCACATGTTGAGAGACGGGTATGTAATCGTATTAGACGAGGAAAGCACCCTGATTGAAATCCGTGTCCCTCAATCTGAGGACGTTGCTGATGTCGTTGAAGACGCAGCAAAATCTGACGAGGAAATGGCAGAGGAAACAACAGAAACAACTGATTTCAACTTTGAGGAGGAGTTAAACACTATCAAATCCTCTATTGAACAAATGTTAAAATTAATGGAGGCTCAATCTGCTGATTTTTCAGAACAGGTAACTGAATTGAAAAACGAGGTTGAAGCATTCAAGACCGCCCCACAAATCAAGGGCATTACAGAAAAGGAGAATATATCAGATAGATTTTCTGATTACAGATTAGGTATCCTTAATAAACACAGAAAATAATAAAATATTAAAGTATTATGAAAAAGAACTTTAAGTTTGACTATGACCTAACTGCTTTATCTACTTACACGAGAGAGGTAGCAGACGAAATCCTATTGAAAGAGGTTTTGGGTCTAACGCTCCCAAGATACGCATCGGTAAGAGCAAACATAAGAGGAACGGAAAAGGTCCCATTTATGACTAACGACTTGGTATTCCAAGACGGTAAATCTTGTGGTTTCAACGCAACTGGTTCAACATCAATTGACCAAGTTTTAATTGAAACAACAACTGAAAAAATTAACATGGAATTATGTCCTTACGAATTGTATGACTATTTCTTAACGGAAAGATTGAGACAATCTAATTTCCAAGAGGAGGTCCCATTTGAGACACAATTAGTTCAGGATATTGCTAACCGTATGGGTAACCGTATGGAATTACAATTATTCCAGAGCACAAAATTGGGTGGTGGTGACTTTGACGGTGTTGACGCATTGTTGGTAACTGGTAACGGTGCTACTCAAATCACTTACTCTGCTGCTTCAGTAGACAGTATTGCTACTTTGATTGAGAACATTCCATCAAACGTAATTCACAGGTCGGATTTGGCCGTGATGGTTAACTACGCTGACTATCGTGCTTATGTTAATTCTTTACGTAGCAACTCTACATTAAACTTGTTTAACTTTGACGACGCAGGTGCTATGGACGGTCAAGAGTTCGTAGTATACGCACCTGGCACACGTATTCCTGTAATCCCATCAGTAGGGGTTCCTGCTAATACAATGTATGCTGGTCCTGCTTCATATTTCCAAGTAGGTATGAATACAACTGACGACAATGGTATGTCTATCAAGGCTTTCTATGATGAGGGAGTTGATACTGTGAAAATTATCGGCCGTATGACTTACGGTTTGGGTATTTTTGATATTGCTTCTTTCGTAGTAGCACGCTAATAAATAAACGTTAAAATTAAAACAAATAAATTATGTCTTGTTATATTTCAGAAGGATATACGTTAGATTGTCGTAACGCATCATTAGGTGGCTTGAAGGCTATCTGGATTTTAGGTGACAGTGGTAACACTATTTCATCTACAACTCAAGATGCTGACGGTAAATACACGAGTATCTCAGGAACAGGGACAATGTATAAGTTTGAGTTGGCTAAGGCTTCATCATCTTTTGAGGAAGCAATCTCAGTTAACACTACAGCACAATCTGTAGCGTTTACTCCAACATTGACTTTATCATTCCCAAAATTAGACCAAGCACTTAGAAACACTTTCTTTGAGTTGGTTAAACAAAACGAAATCTACGCAGTAGTATTAGATAACAACGGTCGTTACTGGTTAGTAGCACCAGAGAACGGACTATCAGCTGATAGTGGTTCAATGGTTTCAGGTCTTGGCTTGACTGACCTTAACGGTGTTAACGCACTTGTATTAGCAGGTGGTGAACCATCTCCAAGTGCTGAGATTGATGATATCTCAACAGCGTTTGCTGGTATCACATTCAATGCGTAATTGATATTTCAATAAAATCGGAGGGGGTTTATCCCCCTCCTTTTTAGCCTAATATAAATCATATGTTTAACTTTAGACGACCAAATTATAGACCAAAAGTAAATCCTGATTATCGTCAACTCTTGAAGCCTTTGGGTGAAAAGAAGGAACCGAGATTGGTTGCTCAGTTTTTCTTGGGTGAGGGTAGTGGAACCGCACCAGGTCCATCTCCAACACCAAGTCCAACAGCATCGGTAACTCCAACGGCATCAGTTACTCCGACACCAACAATTACCCCAACACCATCGGCTACACCAGCAGTTCAGTATTTCATCTTGGCTGAGAATAGTGATATTCTACAGGCTGAGAATGGTGACTTATTGGTATTAGAAGCAGCACCCTAACTCTATCTAATTTATGGGGATAGAATATCGTAATACAAAGTTCGTCAACTTGTTTGGTGACCCTGACCGCCCCATCTATGGTGATGAGGTGGTTGTTCCTGCTTCCCCATCTCCAACTCCATCTGTGACCCCAACACCAACTCCATCGGTCACTCCTACGAGCACACCTGCTCCTACACCATCACTTACACCATCACCTACACCACCATTTGACCCATCAACTATATCGGGTCTATCTGCGTGGTATGATTTCAGTAATAGTAGTTATGTATCGTTGAGTGGTAATGAAATCTTAACGGCGTATGATAGGAGTGGTAATGGTCTTGATATCAACGCTCCTAACTCATCTCAAAGACCTATATTGACTGCTGATACAATATCCAATAATGTCGGTCAGAAATCGGCTGTGTTTAGTAGAGCCAATGGAGAGTATCTATTCACTCAAAGTTTGGGTATTACATTCACATCAGGTTATACTTGGTTTATGACCTTTAAGTTTGACCCTACAGGTGTTAGCACAGAGAGGAGTATGATGTATTTGTATGGTATTACTAACAATCAGACCAAGGCTACGAATTACTACAACTACGGGGGTAGTGATTTTATTAGAACTCAATATCCTGGTGCTGAGTTTGATAACTATACCACTTGGTCTAAGTTCCCACGAGGTTTAGCATGGAGCCAGATTGGGTATCCAAATACCCCTTACGGACAATTTGATGCCGAGTTAAATGATGTAGCATACACGAGTGCCATCAGTGATGTATTCAATATGGTAGATATAGATTATTTATACTTACCAGGTCCATTTACGGGTGGTGCTGGAACGGGAACAGATATTGTATTTGGTGAATTGTTGATATACGATAGATTGTTGAACTCAAGTGATATAACAAAGGTTGAGGATTACTTGAAAAATAAATGGAACTATACAAGTTGGTAATATGAAAAAGGTTATTAGATTTGATACATTAGAGGACGCATATTATTGGATTGGGGTCATTACAAATTGTTATGGACCGATGTTGATAAGTAAGCCTTTGATGTCTATTTGGTGGATAGATAATACCTTGTATGGGTATTTAGTTTTTGTTTCTGAGGACGAATACCATTGTCTCCCACAAGACCTCGTAGATAAAGTCCAATACCTCCCTGATGGGATAATAAATACATTTGTGTAATGAGTAATGTCCCATTTAGAAATACCGACTTTGTAAATAACCCTATTGGTAATGATAGACCGATTTATGGTAATGAGGTTGTTCCGAATGGTGGTTGTTTTCCTGCTAACTATAGTAGAGAGATAGTCATCAAACAATCTGGTTCTGAGATAGGTAGATTATACTATATGGATACCTTCAGTGGTGGTTCAATGAGTTCAGTATATTTTAACGATTTTGGTGGTGGTTATGATGGTGACAGATATAGGGATTTTGGAAATTACACAAGAAACACTCAACTATCGGGTTATACCTTCACTGGTTGGCAGGGACAAGGAAACGCAGGAGGTGGAACTTTTCTTTTCTATGATAATAATGAGAAGGGTTATACACTTTTAAGTGTTGGAGTTTCATATCCACTATTGAAGCCTCTATATTGGGGTGTTAGTGATATTGGTAGTATTGCTGTTGGTCGTGCCTCATTTGATTTTGATGTATACAATGGGGTTGCTTATCCAAGAGAAGGTGAAGGTTTATATTCATACAGCATAGAATATGTTGGTGATAATTGTGAAAGTATCACACCAACACCCACACCGACATCAGACGCCTTACCATCACCCACTCCAACACCCACTCCCTCACTTACCCCATCTATAACTCTATCTCCCACTCCTACACCATCTATAACACCGAGTATCACTCCGAGTATAACTCCATCACCAACGAATTGTAATTGTTTGGAATATGATGTTAACAACAATACAGAGTTCAATGTAGATACTATTGCTTGGTTGGATTGTAATCAACAATCTCAAGAACAATCACTCGGACCAGGAACTATCTTAAGGATTTGTGCGTGTGCTGGTTCAGTGGAGAGTAGAGGAGGTCATTCTACAATCACTTTGATTGGTAGTTGTAGTATTGCTCCGACACCAACGACAACGCCGACACTTACTCCGACACCATCACCATCGGGGTATCAATATGTCTATGAGGTTTCCAATTGTGATAATCCGTTAGAGGTAAGGGTATTTGGTTCTAACGCATTTATTGCTATTGGTAAGGTGGTAAGAGCATCCGTTATAGATGGTTGTTTTGAGGTGGTAGGTCCATCGTCAAATCCTGTGGAGGACAACGTGATAAATACCTACTTGAGTTGCGGCTCATGTCCGAGATAAAAAAAACTATTTATAGATTATGATTGTATTGAATATTGGAGAACTAAACATCGTTTCAGAGAGTGCCAGTCGTAACAAGGAATTGAGTAGTCCTACGTATCTTTTCTCGTTTTACCATAAGTTGAGTGGTCAGACGTGGAGAGCAATACCGCATGTTGGTGATTGGACTAATGACTATCTATCAAGATTTGATACATTTTATATTAGTATTGATTATGATAGGTCACAATCATTGACGGGTAACACGGAACCTACAGATTGTAATATTCACCTTATAGAGGGTGATTATTGGATATCCATTTACGAACAGAAATCAACTACTAACCTTGACCCTAATAAGAGTTTCAATAAAGTGATTGAGACCTTTGGATATGTGGTTCCACAAACTACAACAAATCCAACTTATGAAGGTGATAATTATGATTATAAGATATACGAACAATGATAGATAGCGTAAACTTTTCATCAGAGGACATCTACAAGTTTGAGGAAAAAATCTCAAACGGTAAGGATTGGGTCATGGCAGGACCTAAAGATGAGTTCTTTGATTTCCTTTATGATATGGTGGATTATTCCCCTATACATAATGTCTGCCTTCGTAGTAAGACCGATAATGTCGTGGGACAGGGTTTTACACGAGAATACCAAATGAACAAAACTGAGGACCTCAACGAATTATTTAGAAAAATATCGTTTGAGTATCTAACAACAGGAAATGTTTTTTTGGAGGCCGTGTGGTCAAACGATAGGACTAAAGGCCTAAAGTCGGTGTATTTCATTCCATCAAAATATATGAGAGTGGGTAAGACCGACTTTGTATATCAGGAACCTGAAAAATACTATTACTCAGAGGATTTCACTAAAAGGAAATCAGTAATAGAGTTTAGTAGATTAGACCCTACTAATTTCACAGATAGACAGATTTATCATATCAAGGCTTACTCACCTGGTTACAACTATTACGGACTGCCATCGTATATGTCGGTAATCAACGATGTAAGATTGAACCACGAGATATCTATACATCATTTATCAAATATTCAGAATGGAGCCACACCAAGTATGTGGGTCAATTTTAGGAACTCAGCTCCTGGCTCAGAGAAAGAACAAATAGACAATAAAAGAAAGTTGGAGCAACTCTACACGGGCAGTCAAGCGGCTGGAAAAATCATTGTGTCTTACTCGGAGCCTGATAACGGTCCTGAGATTACCACATTAAATCCTACGACTAACGACCAGTATTACTCGGCAATCTTTGAGAGTGTCCAAAAACAAATCTTATCGGGTCATAAGATTACCAGTCCATCGTTGATTGGTTTACCTGACCCATCAGGTTTGGCTTCACAGGCTGACCAGATTGAGACATCATTTGGGGTATTCTTAAACACGACCATAAAACCAATTCAGAACGAACTTATTGACGGAATATATCCTGTTATGAAACTGATGTTCCCTGATGAGACGATAGATTTGGAAATCATACAAAACAACATATTAGCATAATGGCTCAAATATATTTTATCTCCGAAACTCAACTTAAGAATTACTCAAATATTTCGGCCAACGTTGATAGTGGGTCGCTCCGTCAGGCAATCAGAACGGCCCAACTCATTAATTTGACCGAGACCTTAGGTAATTCACTGTATAATAAGTTAGCAGATTTGGTGGACACTGGTGAGATTACAGGTTCCACAAACTCAAATTACAAAACCCTATTGGACGATTACGTGGTTGACGTGGTTATTCAATATTCTTTATTCTATGCGTTGGACGATTTCATCTACAAGTTTATGAATGTTGGATTGGTTCAAGGTCAGTCAGAACAAGGGTCACCGTTGGATATCAATACCTTTAAGATGATTAAGAACGGTGCTAAGGACAGGGCTGAATGGTTTGATAATAGGTTAAGAGAGCACTTGTTCAATAATGAGAACTTATACCCTGCGTATGAAACCTCAACAACTGACGGTTCGTTACCAGGAGCACACACTGACGGGTTTACATCATCTATTGTATTGGATACCCCAATGTTCTCTAAGGACTATGACCCTACATGTTGTAAGGATTACCCATACAAAGGACAGTATCAAGTTGGTAAGTAATGAAAACGGAGGTGAGAACATTTGTTATGGATAAAGTGATGATGGTGAACGTAGCCAGTATAGGATTGTCCTTTACGGACATTGAGATGACGCTGAGAATATTAGCATTGGTGGTGTCTATTGTCTACACGGTAATGAAAATCAAAGACAGAAAGAACAACTAAACTCAAAATTATTTTGGTTTATTCAAGGTCCCCAAGAAATTGGGGATTTTTTTTTGCCTGATGTTTGGTGGTTAAGATTTTTTGTTGTAGGTTTGTAGAACAATTAAAAACAACGACAATGACTTACACTATGACTATTACCTACGGAGATAAACTTTGGAAAAACGTATTTCAGGTATTTGAGGGTGAGGAACTCACTGATGTGATTGAGGAGGTCCAACAAGATTGGTCCGACACCTTTGGTAATGATATCAAAGATTTTGACCCCGAACTTTACAATATGTTTGTAGATTAAAAAACTTTCACTATATTTGTATCACTAATAACAATAACAAGAATGACTATGGAAAACCAAAGAGACCGACTAACAAAAGAACAAGCATTATCAACTGGTAATAACCAAGACATTATAGATTATATCCTTTGGGAAAATGGTATAAACCCACAAACACTTACAAGTGAGGAATATCGTAATTTTACAATAAATCTTTATCATAAACTTTTTGTAAAACAAAACTAAAGCACTATATTTGTATCAAATAATAAAAACAACGACAATGACTAAACAAGTAATCGTAACCGAACAAGACACAGACACATGGGCTTTAGCACAAGTCCTCAATGAGGAACAAATCCAATCATTGATTTCAGCACTACATCAACAAGATAAAATATGTATTCCACAATTTTATCTCCCTTCTCACCTTGAGCACTACGGATTTAAGTGTATGGAGGAAATGAATAAATACACAGACCACCTATATCAATTCATTGATGAGATGGTTATGGATATTGAACTTTAACAATAACAACAATGACTATGAAAAACACAAAAGAAATTATTACGGATTATTTATACTCTGGTGATATTGTCGGGGTATTCTCTCACCCACCAAAAAAAATTAAAGATGTTATCAACGCATCTACAAGGTTTTACGATAAATGGGAAAAGAAAGGTTATGGTGTTGATGTAATTGGTCTTATTGACGGAGCATTACAAGCGTGGTGCGTATGTAAAGAAAGTAAATGGGAACACGCATATCAAACCCTTTACCAACACTTAAACGAAAATCGTGTTTGTTATGTGAAAAAATATGATTTTTAATTTTGTAGATTAAAATATCCTTCTTATATTTGTAGAACAATAACGATAAAACAACAACGACAATGACTATTAAAAGAAAACTTGAAAAACTATCACACACTAACTTTTGTGTAGGAACAGACCAAACCTTTATTGAACTATACCCTTGTTCATGTTGTGGTGACCCTATGTTGGCTTTCGGTCGTGGTGATATCCCATCTTTCCACGAGGACATCTCAACTATCAAAGGTATCAAAGCGGCAACTGCTGTATGGAATGTAATGGGTAATATGAACGAGATGACCACCACAGAGTTTGTAGATTTCTTACTTTTTTTACAAAGAAAATCACTTGAACATTTGGAGGTATCAGAATAATTTGTATATTTGTATCAAATAATAAAAACAACGACAATGAAAACAACAACAGTAATCGTCCCTCAAGTCCTACGTCAGGTCAAAAACTACAAATCAGTAGCAGAAAAAGTAATGTTCTTATCTTGTATTCAAGGACACCCACTCCACCCATTCTTGATTGATGGTATCACCAAAATTGTAGATATGGCTTGTGGTGGTCAGATTGACGATAAGACAATGATTGAATACATTGACGAGATTTGTGAACGATTTGCTGATAAGTTTAATAAGTAATATGAAAATGAAAATCAACGATAAAGTAGAGTTCATCGTAGGTAACACCATCAAAGGTATGACTGGTGTGATAGAGGAAATCAACGGGGAGGAGTATGTAGTTCGTGTGGACAACTCCCCGCTAATCATCAAACAAGTATCCGCACGAGCAGAACACATTAAAAAAATAAAATAGTTATGTCTAAATGGAAAAGTGTTGTTAAGGCAACATTAGAGAATTACCCTGAAACAAGGGAGAACAATCAAGCCCTTTGGGTTCGTATCTCAGAGACCATCTGTGAGATGAATGGTTGGAACACATTAGATGAGGTCATCTTACATACATTAAATGAGACCTTACCAAATCAACATTCACTCGTTGCTGCGGCCAGTGTAGTTAAAAGAGAATACCCTGAACTGATGCCAGGTCCTGTATCTCATCAGAGGAAAGAGGAGATAAGGGGTCAGTATATTGAGGAGTGGAATAATAAAGTTAGATAAGATGAGCAGGACTAAAGAACAATCAATTGTATTTCAGAACCAATCACACTTGGTTCAACGACACTTTGAGCAGTGTGGTATATGTCCCTCTCTAAAGGACATTGCTCTCGGAACGGACCTCATGGTTAGGTTTGCTTTAGAAGGTTACTCTAAGGACTTAGGAGAGACAATGGACAGGTATGAGGAGTATATCCAAGAACAGTATAAAGGAAAATAAAACCGCTCTACATATTGTCGTTATTCACACATACCCCTGAGTTTGCGGTCTCAGGGGTTTTTTTTATTTTTTTTCAGAATTGTTTGGCCAGTAAAAATACGTTCCATATATTTGTATCACTAATAACAATAACAATAACGACTATGACTAATAAACAATTTGTAAAACTGATAGAGAAAGATTTTAACGATTTCCGCAATCAGTTTGGTGTAGAAAGATTAAATGAAATTATTAAAACAGGTAATCTGCCACTTAGAAGGGAGACCCTTGAGAAAATCAGAAATACTAAACAAATGAGAAAAGTAGATTTCTCAAAGTTTGTGTAGAATAGAAACTTTACCTATATTTGTAGAACATTAAAACAATAACAATAAAAACAATAACGACAATGCTAAAAGAAAGTAACGCAACTTACCAAGACGGAACACCAGTTCAACAACCTTACTCTGAAATGGAGAAGCAACTGTGTAGAGATTACCCTAACTTTGGACCAAAGATGTGGGAGACAGTAAAGAACGTAAACATCGTAATGAAGATTATGATTGGTATGTTTTTCCTACAAGGAATAGCTCTCTTAGGTTTCATTGCCTTCTCAATGTAAAATATTAAAACCACCGTTCTTTCCAAGTATATGTTTATCCCGAGTTTGGTGGTCTCGGGATTTTTTATTATCTTTGGTGTATGAAAACAATTAACGACATAATCACTGGTAAGAAGGACTTGAGAACCTTCCGTAATACATTGGATACCACATGGATTGGTGGGGTATTGAAGGTTAAAATTGAAAAGTTTGAGGTGGAGGTATGTAGTTACTCCAAGAAATTACCCTATAGACATCAAGAGAACGGTTTTAAGCCCGTTATGGATACAAGATATAGATACACCTATACCCTTGAGGGAAAGCGTCTTACATCAAAGGATTTCAGGTCGTTGGATAAATTGATGAAAGACATAAAAAAACAAACCTCCAAAGTGGAAATGGGAGTAACCACAATGGAGGTGATAGAATAATCTACTGATTAGGTAATAATAAATATATTACTTGAAATTATATTTTGTAGCAATCCTTTGGATAAATTGCTCATGGACTGGATTGTCCTCGTTGTAGAGTTCATAACCAAGAGCGGTAAGCACTTGTTCGGCTGGTATCCTTACTTTATCATCAGATAGTTCCAAAGTTGAAGGACTGCGTAGATATTTCTTACGACATACTCTACATTGAGTATCTTTCCCATCAGGGGCTACTGACCTATTGTGATACTCACTCAAGGGTTTTTCTATTCCGCAGCAGTTACAAACTTTTTCCATACTTGTGTTGTATTCGTTTCATAAATTGTTTATGAATATCCTCAGTTAAATCATAACCCATTCCCTCCAAAAATCTATCCTTACCCTCCTCGTCACTATCCTTGACGAATACGAGTTTAATATGGTCAAGACCATCATCAGGGTCAATGTTGTTCCTATCGTTGTATTTCTCCCTTCTGTGCTCCTTACAGATGTAATAACGACCAAAGGGTCTATTCCTATCTTTATTGAACTCCTCCTCAGGTTTATACCCTTCACACATTGAACAGTAATATAACCAGCCTTCGTCAGAGAGTATTCGTTTCTGCGGTAAATGTTTGCGTCCCATAATCAGTTAAAGAAAAAGGAGAGGGGTAAAAATAAAAAAGAAATGAATAACAATAGCAAAGTCATACTAAAACCCCCTCTCCTTGATAATAAATATATCAATTTAATTTTTTTTCTAAAATACTTTGATGAGATTTTGCCAGATGCTTGAAATTGTCTAATACCCATTGAAGGTAATGCGTTGGTGTTTCATCAATCTTTATTCCCTTGAACTTACCAATGGTCCATCTCTCATCAGATATTCTGAAAGGCTGTTGAATATTTTGCGTTGGTGAGTTTACCTCTCTGATAAACTTTTCTGTGTGTTGGGTATGTCTGAACTTACCCTCTCTAACTCTTTTTGATTTCATTATATTTTTTTTATAATTTAGAATGTTTGTTCATATTCAATGATTTCGTAATTTTCTTTTATCAATTTTACTGCTTCATCTTGACTAATATTTTCTTGTAACATCAAACCAGATACTAATTCCCAATAATCTTTTATTTCAATTTTTTCTTTTTGGATTTCTATATTATTAGATATATTATCATCTATATTATTATCTATATTATCTATCTTATAGATGGACACTGTGTCCTCCAATGATGGACATTTTGTCTCTCTTGATGGACATGATGTCCCTGACTGATGGTCACTATGTCCATGATGAGGGACATTATGTCCTTTATGTAATTGACGACTTTTCTTGTTGGGGTTGATGATTTTGATGTAACCTTTCTCGTTAAGTTCCCTCAACGACCTTGTTACGGTTCTAACATTTACCTCTAATAAATCAGCAATCTGTTGATTGGTTGCGTAGGTTCCTTTATCTCCCCACCCAATGATGTAAGAGTATATGGCGTTGGTCGTTATACCTAACCCATAACTTTTTAATTTGATAAAACTATTGTCCATATAATGTTCTTTATGTATAAATATAAAAAAAAAGATTTTTTGCGTCAAACCAGAAAAAAAGTTTTGTTATACAAAAAAAATGAAACTTTGTTATATTTATAATAGAATAAATTATTAAAACAAATTAAAATGGTAGGAGCAAGCAAACTGACGGAGGACGATGTAAGAATTATCAAAGACCTCCTTGAATTAGGTAAAACACATACGGACATCTCAAAGATGTTCAATGTATCAAGAGAACACATCACCAAGATTGCCAACGGGCAACGTTGGAATAAAGAAAGACACAGTTTCATTATGAAAGACCAAATCAAATCAAACGACTACAGAGATTTTGGGGACGCACTCCCAATGAAATCAGTAGAGATTGTAGACGACAAAGAAGCATTAGATTTAGACCAAAAATATTACCTCATCAAGTTCATTGAGAGTTTGACTGGTAAAAAAATTAAAAAGATGATAGTTGAGTTTTAATATTTATCAGTATGAGAATACTGTATGAAATCATCAAAGACCTCGGCTTTGAGGACGTTAATAAGGATTACTTTGACTACACCCAAACAGAAAGAGAACACATCGTGAGTGTCTTATGGGATGCGGTATACAGTGATTTTTATCAGAACTCCCTCAAAGGTCTAACCCAAGAGACACCGTTGGAAATACACTACAATATCCTTGATTACCTAAATCAGTTAAAAGAGGAAAAAGAGTATGAAAACGAGTTTGAGGTCTGTGATGTTATAGTAGGATTGATAAACGCAACGGAAACGAAAACAAGAAAATTAGATAAAGATTATGCCAATTCCAACAAAGAGAACAGGAGAAAGTAGAGACGAATACCTAACAAGATGTATGGGTAACTCCACAATGGTTAGTGAATACCCTGACGCATCTCAACGTTATGCGGTATGTGTCTCAAAGGCAAAGGAAAACGTATTTAAGAGATGATAAACAAACCAAAACACTTAGGTTACAAGGAACTATCACTGGTGAAAGAAACCATCAGAGTGGTCCTTAAAGACGAGGTAATCACCAACAGAGAAATGGATTACCTTAGAAAGTTGTATTGGATAATCTTTGAGACGGAAGCATCAGCAGAGACAATAATAAAAGACCTCAACGAATTAGGACGTTGGGAAATAAAAGACGTAAGTAGATAACATGGGTTGTAATTGTAAAGGAACCACAAAGGGTATAGCAAACAGAGCACAGGAAAGATGGTTGGTCCAAGACATATATGGTCAATACCAAGAGACCATTGGTGATACCACCATTCAGTATTTTACCACAGACCAAAGAAACTTTGTAAGATACAAATATTATGAGGTATATCCAAACTCAGTAGAGGTGGACTACAAGAAAGCAAACCACGAATTACAAAAGGTATTTGATTACCACAAACTAAAATGAAAACAGGAAGGAAACCATATAACGTAGAATTATTAGTGGAGAGAGGTATATTCCCACCCAATTGGAAAGAGGTCATCTTAGACCTCGGCAGACAGGGTAAGAACAAACTTGACTTTGCTATTGAACTCAAAATATCACGTAATACACTCTACAGATTGATGGAAAGGTCTGAGGAGTTTATGAGCACTATAAATGAAGCATTGTCCCTATCAGAACAATGGTTTGTATCCAAGGCTGTAGAGAGATGGGGTGAGGACGGAGCAAAAGGATTGAACACGACTTTTATGAAATACTACATTGCTAACGTATATCGTGATAGTGAATGGAAAGATGTTGAACAACTCATAGACGTAAAGACAGATGGTAAGTCCATCAACAACATAAACGAGATAAAGGTAGATATAATAAAACCAAAAGATGATTAAAGTTAGACACAACTACAAAGGGAAAGAAACGGTCTATGAATACGAGACCAGCACTATGATGGTAAACACAGAAACCAGAAATAAAATAAAAATGATGGCATCAAAAGAAGGATTGTCTATGAAGGATTTTGTCCATAAACTGATTGATGTGTATCAAGGGTAATGAAACAATTGATATTAAGTGAGTGTCTTGAAGCACTCAAACAAATGGAGGACAACTCCATAGATAGTATAACAACAGACCCACCTTATGGTATATCGTTTCAATCAGAAAAATGGGACTATGATGTCCCCTCAACAGAGATATGGAAAGAGTGTTTGAGGGTGTTAAAGCCAGGAGGACACCTTTTATCTTTTGCCAGTAGTAGAACCTATCACAGAATGGCTGTGAATATTGAGGACGCAGGGTTTGAGATTAGAGACCAACTGATGTGGATATACGGGTCCGGATTTCCGAAATCCCATAACATCGGGAAAAAGGTTGTTGAATACAATGGTTGGGGAACGGCACTCAAACCAGCACACGAACCGATTGTCTTAGCACGCAAACCCCTATCAGAAAAGACCATTGTTGATAATGTCCTCAAATGGGGAACAGGTGGTATCAATGTAGATGAGAGTAGAATACCTTATCAATCAGAGGAAATGGATAAGATTGATTTTGATAGACCGAGAGTAAGAAAGTCAGTCAATGAGGATTGGATATTGAAACAAGCCCACGATTATACAGACCCATCACATAAAGAATATAATCAAGAAGGTAGATTTCCCGCTAATGTCCTATTGAGTGAGGAGGCAGCAGAAAACCTTGACCAACATACAGACAATACATCAAGATATTTCTATGTAGCCAAACCCTCCAAGAAAGAGAAAACAAAAGGATTGGATAAGAATACCCACCCAACTATCAAACCAATCAAACTGATGGATTACCTCGTGAATATGATTACACCCAAAGGTGGTATTGTCCTTGACCCTTTTATGGGAACGGGAACCACTGGTATATCAGCATTGAATAATGGGTTCAGTTTTGTAGGTGTGGAGATGAGTGAGGAGTATATGGATATTGCGGTAAAACGAATTGAGGCTCATACAGAGAACCAAACCAAACTTGATATATGAGAATACAGGCAACTGAGGTATTTGTTGATATTGATGACGCAATCAAAGAAGGGAACAGATATATCTTTCTAAGAGGGTCAACACGTTCAGGTAAGACCGTAGCGTCAATACAATACATCGTAATAGAATGTCTCAAACGAGCAGGGATATCCGCCACCATTGCCAGAGCCACCCAAGTATCATTAAAGAATACAATCCTCGTAGATTTCAAGGAGATAATGAATACGATGGAAATATGGGATTGGGGAACATTCAATAAGGTAGATAATGTCTACACATTCCCCAACGGTTCAGTCATCAGGTTCATCGGTATGGACGATACCACCAGTAGATTAAAGGGTATGAAATCAGATATTGCCTTAGTGGACGAGATTAACTCTGTGGACATTGACCCCTTTGAGCAACTCAATATCCGTTTATCAGATTGGGTATTGTGTCCGTATAACCCTGAACTTACCCCTGACCATTGGATATTAAAATACGAACAGAGAGAGGATGCTAAATTACTCATATCAAATTGGAGACAAAATAGTTTTTTAGATGATAGAACAAGGAAAGCCATTAGTGACTTGAAACTCACAAACCCTGACCTTTATGAGATTTATTCAGAAGGAAAGATTGTTGAACCCCGAGAGAAAATCTTTAGGGAGGTCCAAACATACTCAGGGAATACAACAGAAACCAAACAGGTATACTACGGGATTGACTATGGTTATAGTTCAGACCCTACAGCCGTCATCAAGGTGACCGTAGAGGGTAATAATCTCTATTGTGAGGAGGTATTATATGAAAAAGGTCTAACCAATCAGGACTTAGCATTCTTACTCAAGGAGAAGGGAATTACAAGAGAGAGTGTGGTCGTAGCAGATAGTAGTGAACCCAAATCTATACAAGAGTTAAACAGGGAAGGTCTGAGTGTTATAGGTGTTAAGAAAGGTGCGGGTAGTATCCTATACGGGATACAGAAAATGAAATCGTTTAATATTATGATAAACGAGACCAGTGAGAACCTGATAAGGGAATGGAACAATTACAAGTTTAAGAAAGATAGGAGTGGTAACATCACCAACATACCCATCGGAGATGACCACGCAATAGATGCGTTAAGGTATGTGGTATTACAATTCTTAGATAATCTAATTACAAGAGGAAAATACATTATAGTATGATAACATTACAAGTAGGAACAAAAGAGGTGGAGTTACCTGAGAAACTATCCATCAGTCAATACCAAGAACTCAGGAAGGTTGATGACCTACAGAAAGACCCTGTGGGGTTCTTATCTGCTTTGAGTGGACTATCCACCAAAGACATCAAATACGCTAACAGAGCCGACATGGAGTTTGCCCTTAGATTTTTCACAGAACAATATTTGGGGAAACAAGATACCAAACTCAAACCCATCATTGAACACGAAGGTGTGGAGTATGGTCTGATGAGTGAGATACATACCCTAAACTTTGGAGGGTGGGTGGACCTTGAGTTCTTGACCACCGATGGTGTGGAAAAGAACATTGAGAAAATTATGGCAATAATGTATAGACCAATTGTGGAGAAAACCCCCAAAGGATTTATCATTGAGGAGTATGACCACGATAAGATGGAGATAAGAGCAGAGATATTCAAGGATTTACCTGTGGAGGACTTTTGGGGTGTTTCCAATTTTTTTTTCAATCTCGTCAAAGCATATACAAAAAATACGAAGGCTTCTTTGGAATATCAGAGGACGAAGGAGATAGCGTTGACGAGGTTGAGAATGATGAACCCTCTATATCACCTTTACAAACGATATCCCGATTTTATTGGTCGTGTCTCATGGCCTTGGCTCAAGAGGATATTACAAAGGTGGACAAAATAAACAAACAATCTCTCGTGTTGTGTCTTAACTATTTATCTATGGTCAAAGACCGTAATGAACAACAGAAACGGGAAATGGACAAGATTAAAAACAGAACAAGAAGGTAATGGAACAAAATATTACATTTAAGAAACTAATAGAAAAACTGAATGAGTTTCAGAGGAAACACCCTGAACTCAATTCGTTTGGTTTTGGGAACCTTGTAGAGTTTGGTAAAGATGTTAAGAATACGGCACCTTTATATCCGTTACTCTTTGTTGTTCCACAGAACATCACCTATGAGGAGAGTAGTAGTGTGTATTCATTACAGATATTCTTTGCTGACCGATTGAACAACGATAATGACGGGGCAACATCAATCATCTCAGACATGTCCCAAATCTCAAGAGACCTCATTTCAGTATTCAAGTTGAATGAGGACTTTATGTATTTAGCCGACTTTGATTTTGGTGTGAGTGCTCAGCCTTTCTTGGAGAGGTTCAATGACGTGTTAGCGGGTGTGACCCTTAACCTTGATTTGAGAGTGAGTGATTACTTAGATGTCTGTGAGTTGAATGACTATATGGGTCCTCAACTATATCTTGACCTTACCAAATCTGATACCCCTGATATCACGGGTTCTTATGGTATGCTGACTATAGTTGGTGAGTTCCCGATGTCGGGTCCTCCAGGAAAGGTCATCTTTAGTTCAGCAGAGTTTGTTGATAGGTCTGAGGAATATCCAAAGAATTACAAGTTCAATGTCCCATTAACGGCTGACCCTACAACTCACTATTGGACGATTTTGAGTCTGGCTAACTCAAGTCCATATTGGAGCACTGAATTGTTAAATGGTTCTGAACCTTATAGTGCCACGACTTGTGATGTAAATCCAAATGTAGTATTTACGGGTGATGGTAAGACCGATTGGTATTACACTCTTACAGCCGAGACCACTTGTCCTGGCTTCCCTGATTTCCATATCATCACCTCTGATGGTATCTTAACTGGTGAAACACCATCAACAGCAGTTATTGAATGGAGAATGGTAGTCAATGGAACTTACAACTATCCATCAAATCCAGAGTGGATTGGTATTAGAACATCTGAAATAGATTATGATTTCTCAAGATGGTTTACCAGTGGAGATGAGGTTGAGGTGTATATCAGAGATAGTAGAGTAGGTGAAAATGAGACATTGGCAATCCTTGAGGTTGATGGTGTTGAGGTTGAGAACAATAGTTGTTTTGAGGAGATTATCACATCGTTCACTTTGAGTGGTGATACAGAGTTTATTGTAAGATTACAAGGTAAACCTGATTGTGGTCCAATACCTTCACCAACACCAAGTCCAACGATTACCCCTTCAGTGAGTATAACACCGAGTCCAACTATCACACCTTCACCGACACTTACACCGACCCCTACACCATCATTACCACCTCCACCATCGGGACCACAGCCACCAAGTGGTATGGTTCATTGGTATGATTTCCAAGACGACGCTACGATGAGTGTATTGAGTTCAGGTGGAACAGATTACATCACGGGTATTGATAACAAAGCACCTCTATACACGGGGGTATATGACTTAACAAATACTATAGGTGGTAATACTTACCCGACATTAGAAACAAACATCACTGGATTTACGGGACACGCTCATACGGGTCAGACCAACGGAGCACAGGGTGCCAAGTTCATTGATACGGCAACAACAGCCGACAGAAGGTATCTTGGTATCACTGGTGATACATCACACGACTACACGGGATACACGGCAGTTCATATTATGAAATACCATAACCCGTCAAACAAGACCATACCAGTAATCAATCACAACTTATTATCATCAACGAGTTCATCATTGTTTAACACGAGGTCATACGCATCATCAACGGGTATGTATTCATTCTCATACAATGGTAGTTCATTCTCACAAGGTGTTGTGGGTGTAAATATGACGAGTGATTATTACGATATCAGAAACAGATACTTTGCGGATACCATTAGATATACACAAAGGATAAACTTTGTCTCTGATGAATTACCAATACACGAACACAACAACACTTATATGAACCACTATAGTTGGTCGTCAATGACGGGAACTACGGGAACCACCAGAGACACATTCACTTATGGATATCAAGTGTATAACAATGGTTCAAGTATTACTAATTTCAGTGATGGTGATGCTATATTCCTTGAGAGTATTGTATATGACCGAGTATTAAACGATAGTGATTGGGATACATTGGAAACTTACCTTGACTACAAATATGGTAATCCAATAGACATCTCTGAGGCTGACGGAAGGGCATCGGGATACACGACCAACTACATTGATTACAATTCTGTTAAAACCCCTGTAGGGTTCTTTAACTCAATGGAGATGAGACAACAATTGTTTGGTGATATCCAAATTGATGAGTGGGGTCAAACCTCTTATGGTGGTGAGAACTTGAGAATGTTATTACCAAGATGGTATGACGAAATCCCACCAGCATCAGCACCTGTTGCTGTTGAAATGAGAATGGGTAATTTCAATACGGGAACTTATCCAGGTAATAGATATATGAGTGGAACGACCATAAGTGGAGGTAGTGAGATTTATGGGTTTACATGTGATGTAAGTTCAGAAGCAGGTGTGTTCTACGATTGGAATAATATAAGTGGTGGAGGACAAAACCTATTCTTTGACCCTCAAAGCCCTTGTAGTCCTTAAAAAAAATATAGATATGAGATTTTGGTATTCAACAAATAGAGAACAATTACAAAGCCTATCGGTGTTGATAGGACAACTTAAAACGGACCTACTAAATCAGGAGATGAATGAAAATGAATTAGTCCCCATGATGAGGTATGGAACGATTAGAGAATATGAGAGTGGTTATATCCTTGATTATTCTACAGAATACTCAGAGTATTCAGACCTATCCACATTGGATATAAAATTAAATGAATTAATAAATTAAAAACAAAAATTATGGCTAATACAAAAATTAGTGCCTTACCAGCGGCTCCATCATATTCATTCACTGATGTTTTGCCGATTGTTGATGGTTTGGCTACAAACAAAATTGACGTTACAAAATTATTGAGAAATACAAATAATGTAGCGGAAAGCACAACAAACTTAAACGCAATTGCTATAGCAACTGATGGTAGTTTAGGTTTCAATGTATTGAGAGGTTCTAACACCACATCAGCAGTTGTGGCATCATACGGTTCTTACATTGACGGAGGACAAAATCATTTCTTGGGTGGAACTCAAGGTTGTGAAATCCAAGCAGGAGCATCAGGACACGGAGCAATCGTTGGTTCTGACGGTTGTATCATCTCAGGTGGTTACAATAACTTTATCGGTGGTTCTTATCAAGGTGGGAACATCACAGGTGGTGAGGAGAATGTAATCTTATCATCTATCGGTGGAACTCAAGTTGGTGGTAATAATAATGCCGCTATCGGTGTTCAAGGAATTACAATTGACGGTTCTAAAACTGTAGGTATTGCTTGTGAGGCTTCAACACAACAAGCGGGTTCTTACTTCCTTTTCGGTGGTGGTTATAACTTACAAGGACAAATCAACAACTTAACAAGACAAGGTCACTTTGGTTTTGAGAGCCTTAACGTAGGTGATGGTGTCTCTGGTTTTGATGTTGGTGGTTCATTAGCAACATCGGGTGCTACTGTTGATAAACAAGGTTCAACGGCAATCTCTGTTGCTGGTGAAAGCACATTATACAATTGGACGGCACACTTAGGAGGTATACATAATTTCGGTCCTCACTCAAGTAAGGTAACTGACGCAGGTAATGTATCGGGAACTGTTGATATTGACGGGTCTACAGGTGAGGCGTTTATTTTTACTTTAACAGGAAACACACAACCTAACTTTATAAACTTAAGGTCGGGTCAACACTTTATTTTCTCAGTATACAATGACGGTGCTCACAACGTAACTGGTGGGACTATCAACGGTGTAGGTGGTAATGTGCTTGCTAAGGGAGGGACAATCTCACCATCTAATAACGCATGGTCTTACTACACTGGTTACTTTGATGGTTCAAGAGTATACCTTATTGAGGAGAACGGATTATCCGCTATTTAATAGATTATGTTTGACGATATAGCAGAATTACTGATAAAGAATGTCCGTAAGGCATTGGACCAAAACTGGCAGAGTAAATCCTATTCAGGTCAACTCAAAAGAGGGTCAGGTCCAAAGAGAGCAACATCGTCATTATACAACAACATAGATTACGAAATAGAGTATGACGAGAATGGTCTCCCTGAGAGTTTCGTCATCTTTATGGAGGATTATTGGTATTGGGTTGATAAGGGGAGGAGACCTGGTGGTTTCCCCCCTATTGACGATATCAAAGGTTGGATAAGAAATAAACCTGTAACGTTTGCTCCTGTAAATGGTAAAATCCCAACGTTGGACCAACAAGCATATATGATTGGTCGTAGTATTGCGGAGAAAGGTAGTTACAAGACAGATTTTACAAAGATAGCAACAGACACAACACTGAACGAGAGTATTGAACTATTTGGTGAGGCTTACGCTGAACAGATACAAGAGTTTTTAGACATCAGGTTGTTTGCTGGAAGCAGTCAAAGAGATTTATTAGAATGATTACAATAGTAAGAGAACCAAGTGATTTACAGCCGTCAATGACTGACGGGTTGTTCTATACCTTGAGTTCCACAAAAACAAGTCAGTATAAATACAGATACGTATTTTGGGTCTACGTAAATGGGGTCCGAGTATTTCAAGGGAAATCCACACCTAACCCTGAGGGGTTGGGAGTTATTGACGTATCTGAGATACTGAGAACTTATACTAATTCGTCTGTGGAGATTACTGACGCTATCTCAAGCCAGTATATCCATCAGACAGAAAGATTTTCTCTATTCAAGGATAGGGAGGTCAACGATTATTATGTGGTATTGGGTGAGGAATACGCAACATCACCTACAGCCGCTGTAGTGACCTATAATGGAATTAGTGATAGTGAGGGTAGTCCAGCACTACAATCAACACAGAGAAAGGTGTTTAACGGGACATACCCAACAAACATCTACGGTAACAGACAAGATTTTATCAATACCCCATATATTTTGGATACAGAACCTACACAATACCAACAAGGTCTGTTCCTAACCAACTCACCACGTATATTGGACGTGGATATCAACGATAGACACACTCTGTCGTTCTTTAATTACAAATTGGGTGGTGACCTTAACTCTTATGGTTATCAGGTCTTATATGAGTTCTATGATAGTTCTGGTGTGGAGTTATCCTCAGCAACATTGGACAACATTACAAGTAATGGTGGTGGTCCTCTGAGTTCATTGGACGGATTGGGTTATGATGAGATAGGGATTGTCCCATCTGCTTACACTTACAATGTGGTAAATGTGGCTTCAGGTCCATACAATGTTGAACAGAGTATAGGTATACCGACCAATACAAAATATTATAAAGTTACCCTCAAGGGTAAAAATCAATCATCGTCGGTTGGGTGTCCAACAGGGTATTTAGCAGGTTATGTTGAGAGTTGTGGATTTGGTTATCAAATCCCTGTCTGTTATCCTACGGGTGAGACCTCAACAAGGTATTACTGGCCGAATGGTATATCCCAATGGAACCCTGATTGTTTCTTTTTGGCTGCGGCAGGAGGACCTGGTGGTGAGGTATTCACGGGTGGAACAAGTTATGGTTCTGATTGTAGTGCTTGTTACGATACAGAGTTTGGTGGATTACCTGAAAGTCCACCTAACATTATTGAAACATCGGGTAGTCCTATCACCTCAATGACGGCAATATCTGAGACATTCCAATTCAACATTGAGGACGATTGTGATTATTGGAACAACAAACAGTTGGTATGGAAAAACCGTTATGGTGCTTTTGATTACTACAAGTTCAGTAAGAGAAAGGGTGAGGGTCTGAATATCCAAAGACAATCATACACACAGATACCAGTTTCATGGGGTTCATCAGACCCACAAAAAACAAGAATAAGTAGAGGACTAACAGATTACAATGTGAATATTAGTGAAAGTCACGTCATCAATACGGGCTTCGTTAATCAAGCAACTATGGTATGGTTGGAGGAATGTTATACATCACCTGAGGTTTACTTGATTGAAACCGATGGTAGTTTATTCCCTATCAACATTACATCAACGGAGTATATCCGTAAAAACAAAGGTAACAAGGAGATTGTAAACCTTGAACTTACCTACACTTATTCTAACAACATCAAATTGATATGATGAAAACAAGATTGAAAATAAGACCCGACAACACGTGGTTAGGGTTGGACCTATATCAGGAGTTACCGATTTCTGTTGTTATCTCACAAGAGGACATCACAGAGATTGGTAGTTCGTCATACAGATACTCAAAGACCTTTACCTTACCAGGAACAAAAAATAACAACGAGGTATTCAAGGGTTTTTACTCAGTAGTGGGAATTGACTTTGATAGTTTAACCAAGATTGAATGTGTTGTTGAGAACGGTGGTAATATCATCTTTGAGGGATACCTCCGTATGAATGCTGTAATCTTACAAGACGAGTATATTGAATACGAGGTGTATATCCTAACGGAGATTTCTGATTTCAGTTCAGAGATACAAGGGTTGTCCTTAACAGATTTTGATTACCAAGATTTGGACCACGACAACACTTACGACAACATCACCACATCGTGGGAATACACGGGTGGAACATCAGGTCTATTCAATGGTCAGATACTATACCCATTCTACAACTACGGTCTTATTTACGATAGCAATGATAACCCCTCGTTCACTTTTGGACTGAGTGGGGACAGTGCGTTCACAGGGGCAACAAACTCCGTCCCTGAGGAGTATTTCAAGCCAGCAATTCAACTCAAGTCAGTATTGGACAGAATGTTCAGTGCCACGACTTACTCTTACCAAAGTGATTTCTTTAATACCGATTACTTTAAGAGTATCTACATGTCGTTGAGTAACACTGATGATATTGGTATTACAAGAGAGGACGATGATACGGAGAACAGAAACAAGTTCAAGGTATACGGACCAAGTCCTGCTGTTCCTTATGTTTATGATGAGGACGACATTAGAAAACCATTAGTATTTAACACCTTTGACCCTGATGGTTATGACCCGTTAAATGCGTTTACATTGGATAATGACTATCCGTCAACATCATCACCTGACGATTACCAAAATTACTTTAACGTTCCAACATCGGGTGATTACTATTTTAACCTCAAGTTCAGTTACGCTCAAGTAAGTTCACAATATGCTCCGACCTATTTCCGTATAAAGGCTTACAAATCTACAAGCCCTAACAACATAGACCAAACGGGGACCTTATTCTATCAGACACCTGGTTCAGGTTATGCGGCTATAGGTGGTCCTCAAGATGCTAACGTATTCTTTTCAGGGGGTTCACTAAACTCAAACGAGTATGTGGGTCTATACCTTGAACTCATAACTACAGCAGGGTCTGTATTTGGTGGTGTTCAGATATTTGGATATCAGTTTGAGAATACCACAATGTGGGATTTATACACAGCACCGACACTACAAGGGACGAGTAATGTGAACCTCAAAATACAGATGCCTGATATTGCGGCTACAGAGTTCTTTAACTCATTGGTCACGATGTTTAATCTCACAATTGAGAAAGACGACACAGAGAAGGTATTGAGGATTGAGCCGTGGAATACTTACTACAATGACGATGATAGGGTTAAGAAAGATTGGACAAACAGAATAGACAAGGGTAGTAG